CCAAAAGGTCTGGTCTTTCTTTTTTAGAAAGCAGAACATAGCATGGCTAACGTCTATACTGACGGTGGAACTGTATATGCCAACCTGCTTGCAGCCAGTTACGATACGTTCCTCGAATACCAGCTCCGTAGCGAGCCGGTTTTCCGGGCGATGGTTGACAAGCACCCGGTTAATGAGACCAACCCTGGTCCGACCGTCACTCTGTCTCTGATTCAGGAGTTCGCGAACCTTGCGACTACTCCTCTGACTGAGACTGTGGACCCGGACGCTGTTGCGCCTCCGGCTCCGATCCGTGTCACTGTTACTTTGAACGAATACGGTAACGCTGACATTGAGACTCTGCGGTTGAAGGACTTGGCTTTCGCTGAGGTTGATCCTGCGATTGCTAACATCCTCGGCAAGAACCAACTGGACACTTTCGACAAGCTGGTTCAGAACGTCGCTGACACCGGCACGAACATTCTCGGTATCAACGCGACTGTGTTGAAGTCTCAGAACACTGGTTTCGCTGAGGCGTCGGTCGCTGCGACTGACTACTTCACTGATTCTTGTGCACGGGATGCGGTTGCGCTTCTGCGTCGCCGGAACGCTCATGGGCGTGACGGTAAGGACCAGTACCTGGCGGTTGTTCACCCTGACGTTCAGGTTGACTTCATGTCGAACACTGGCTGGCTGAACCCGCACCAGTATGTGGACCCGACCAACATTTACATGGCGGAGATCGGCACCTATCTGGGTGCCCGGTACCTGTCTAGCCCGCGTGCAACGAAGCTGGCTGATGGTGCTAGCTCCGCGAACGTCTACCGCACTTACTACTTCGGTCAGCAGGCGCTGGTTGAGGCTGTGGTTCGGGAGCCGCATGTGGTGATCGGTCCTCAGATTGACAAGCTGCGCAGGTTCTTCCCGATTGGTTGGTACGGCCACGCTGGTTGGGCCATCTACCGGCAGGAAGCGCTGCAGCAGGTCCGCACTTCTGCGTCTATCGCAGCCCTGTAAGCAGCAGTAAATGTAAGCCCCGCTATTGGCGGGTTGGTGTAGTTGTGGCAGGGGCGTCCTTCTGGGCGCTCCTGCTGCTTCTCAGGGCCGTCTAGGGCCACTCTAGGAGACATCGTGAGTTGTAGTTCAGGCTGCCCGACGCAGGACCACGCCAACTGGGGTGAGTGTGTGCGGTTGAAGAGGATTGAAACGTCTGGGGTGGAGGCGTATTTGCAGAACCGCAGGATCTATTCAGCGAGTGACGCGTACCGGAAAGCGCGGGAAGATGGCTTGCAGCCGGAGGGCGTCACCCACGCCCAAGTTGAGGCTGCGTATCGGACTAGTGACGTGATCGGTAAACCGTATCGTGCTGATGAAGTGGCTGGTTTCTGATGCTGGCTAAGAACCTGATTGATGAGACCGTAAAGATGATGCACGGTTTCGGTCAAACGAATGACCGGCAGGCTGTGCTGTCGAACGCTATCGGTGCGGGCGATTTGACTTTCACTGTGGATGCTGCGGCTGGGCCGGCGGTGGGTATCAACCCGGGGTTTGTGGAGATCGACAGTGAGCAACTGTTGGTTACGAACGTGGACCCGAACAGCAACGTCTGCACTGTGGCGAATGGTTTCGGTAGAGGGTATGACGGCACTACCGCTACGAGCCACGCACAGTATGCGCGGGTAGTTAGTCAACCGAAGTTCCCCAGGAACTGGGTGTTGACTCAGATGAACGAAGTGATCGGGGCACTGTTCCCTGACCTGTTCGCTATCAACACTTACACCACAACTGTTACTTACCCGATTAACATCTACACCCTGCCGGCCCCGAGGCCGACACGGCTACTGGATGTGCAGTGGCAGGACACTATCGGTAACTGGGACCATTGCGCGGCGTATCAGATTGACATGTTTGATGGGACGGTCCGTGTCGGTGGGGGGATGCCGATAGGTAGACCGCTCCGGTTCATTTACGCTTCTGAACCGAAGCTGTTCGCTGCCGAGACTGACGATTTCGTGACCGCTACTGGTTTACCGTTGACGTGTAGTGATCTGCTCAGTATCGGTACGTGCATGAAATTGGCGCCGACTTTCGATATCAGTCGGGCGCAAACGAGCACTATGGAGCAGTCGTCTAGGTCTACTTCGGTGCCCCCGAATACGGGTATCAACATCGGGACGTTCTTGGAGAAGCAGTTCCAGCAGCGGTTGATGAATGAGGCGAAGTCGCTTCGAGCTTTGTACCCGACTAAGATGAGAAGGATCGTCTAGTGCCTACGCGCCGCTATTACGCTAACTTTGCACCCACCCAAACACTGTCCACTGGTATCACTTCTGGTGCCACCACACTGTCTGTCGCTAGTTTCTCCGGCTGGCCCACCTCATACCCGTTCACTGCCACTTTAGAATTTCTGACTGCGAATGCTGAGATTGTGTCGGTGACGAATGTCGCCGGCAGTGTCGCTACGGTGGTCCGTGGTCAGGGCGGGACGACTGCTGTGGCGCATCTTGGTGGCGCTACACTGGATTTGACTGCAGTGGCGCAGGACTTGGATGAAGCTAACGCGCACACGTCCGCCTCGGCGGGCGTGCATGGTGTCTCTGGATCGGTGGTGGGGACTTCTGACACCCAAACGCTCACGAATAAGACGTTCACCGGCACAACTACGTTGGGAACAGCAGCAGCGACGACTGTCACTGCAACGACTGTCACGGCGACGGGAACCGTCCAGGGCGCAACGGTTACTTCCACCGGGGCGGTCAACGCAACCACCGCAGTAAACTCTGCCTCCGCTGCCGTCTCGGGTGCAGTGACCGCAGGTAGCGTCACTGGTGGGACAGTGACCGCTACTGGCGCACTGTCTGGTGCGTCAGTGACTGCGACTTCTAACGGCACCGTCTCGGGCATTCTGCGTCCGAACGCGTACACGAACGAGGCTGCAGCTACCGCTGCCTACACTGCCGCAGTGGGTGACCTTGTGTACCTGTCTGCACCTACAGGTAACGGTTACGCGGCTGGGTGGTTTGAGTGGAACGGGACGGTGTGGACACCCGTCCTAGGTTTAACTTCGTGGACCGGCACACCCTTGCAGGGCACTTATTCGGCGTCTAAGCCGATCCTGCGTGCGTTAGGGCACATCTCCGGCACTACTGATGGGACGAACGGTTTCACTACCGGGTTCGCCACCCCGGCTGGCACCACTGCGATCCTCGGTGTTCTGCAGGGCTCCGCAAATGCGACTGGGGCTGGGTACCAGTTCCAGTATAGGCCAACCAGTTCGTCACTGACGACGACCGTCTTCCAGTCCCGCAACGGCGGGACCGGGGCTGCGGCTGTTTCTGTCGGCTACGACTTGACGATTGAAGTCCTCTACCAGTGACCCGTTAGGGGATAAGAGATGCCAACGAATCTTCCTCAGAAGATACCTGCCGCCTACATTCTTCCACAGGGTGTCGTTGCTTCCAACACTGTCACCAACACTGGCGGCTACGACTTCGCACTGGGCGGTATCGGTTTCCGTCAGGGCACCGACCTGAACATGCCGTACAAGCGCACCACTGAACCGACAACGATCCACCGCATTGACCAGTCTTTGGAACCTGGCGAGCAGACCCTCAGCCAACTTCCGTGGATCAAGTCACAGTCCAGTTTCCATGCCGGCGCGGGGCAACAGAACTTGGAGGCGCCGTTCACTGCGTTCCAGTATCAGCAGGAGCAGGTCGCGCACATCAGGTTCGATACGAGCCTGGGTGTGGATGTGTGGACTCCGGGGCAGGTGAAGCGGCTCCCGGATACTACGTTCAGTGCGTTCGGGTTCGCCGCTACGAGTATGGTGTGCGCCACTGTTGGTGGCGTCGATTATGCGATCATCGGTGGTGCGCAGTCACTGTATCAACTGGCGTTCACTGGTGGCCCTGACGCGGCACCTGTCGTTACCCAGATCGATTTGTCGTCTTCGACGTATGGCGGTATCAGCAACTGTACTGTCAGCAGTCTGACGACTGATGGCTACAACTATTATGCGGTTCTGCAGTTGGCTGTTGCCGGGTTCGTGGCGAACTGTTTGACGTATGTTATCACTGGTGCAGTGAACTCCGCCGCCGCCCCTACCGCGTTGTATCAGGCACCGAACTCGTCTAGTTTGTCAAGTCGGACTAACCTGTGCACTAATCCGAGTTTCGAGACGAACGCTACCGGCTACTCGAACGGTTTGTCTGGTGCGTCGGTGGCAGTCAGTGCCGCCCAGCATTCAGTGGGCACCCAGTCGCTGCTTTCGACGTGGGGCACATCCACTGCACGGTCTCAGTCCGTCCTGTACCCGTTCACTGCAGTAGTGGGCACGACGTACACAGTGACGGCATCTATCTACGTCCCGTCTGGCGGTAATCCGGCTGTTGTTTTGAGTGGCGGGCAGGTGGGCTACCTGTTCCCGTCCGTTTCTATGCCGACAACAGCAACGAACACTTGGCAGACAATCACCTACACGTGGACTGCGACGACAACGAACCAGCAGATAGGTTTCCTGCCGAACGCGGCAGCAACCGTAGGTCAAACCTGCTACATCGACGCGGTGCTACTGGAAGCCGCACCCGCGACCGGCACCTACTTCGACGGTGGTAAAACAGCAGACGCCTACTACACGTATGCATGGACGGGCACA